CGGCCCCACGATCTACGCCAACATCAGCACCGAGTCCGGCACCCCGAACATCGCGGGCACCTCGGCAGGAGCCGTGAACGCCGCGTTGGGCCGGATCATCCTCACCGGCCTGTTCACCGAGGGTGGCGTGAGCACCCAGTACCCGACCGGCATCGAACTCGTCGACGGCCAGGTCCCGCATGCCATCAAGATCAAGACCGGCAGTTTCACCGCGAGCCCGATCGACCGCGTGCTGATCTGCGACACCGCCGCGGGCGGGTTCACCGGCACCCTTCCGGCCGCGGATTACTGCCCGGTGCAGTACGAGTTCCGCAACACCGGCGCCAACACCCTGACCGTGGCCGCAGCGGCCGCTCAGCTCATCTTCACGGGCGTCGGCGCCGGGAATGCCACGGTCGCGGTGCCGGCCGGTCAGACCCTCCGGGTCCAGGCGCTGTACACCGGGGCGGCGTGGAGTTGGTACGCGCTGCAACGGGACGCGCTGCCCATGACGGGTGGCACGGTCACGGGCGACGTGAACGTGGTCGGGGGAAACCTGACCGTGAAGCGCGGCGACGGGACTGGCGCCTACCGGCTGCGTGTGACGGGCGGGGGTCTGGACTTCGAGATCGGCGGCTTGGACGTCTTCCTCTCTGCCTGGTCGAATCCCGATTTCACTGGCACGCAGTCCAACGTTTTGCGGCTGGAGGGCGCGGGCCCGCACTTGATCGGCCGCGCGCAGTTCGGTACGTCGCCGTTCGACAACGTTCACGACATCGACTCCGGCACCGGTGTGGCCGCGCTTGGTAAGAAGAACGGGTTGGCGAACATTCGCCTCGCTGGGTTCAAGGGCACTGCTGGCGCACCTGCCACGGGTACGTGGACGGTCGGTGACGTTGTCCTCGATTCGGCGGGCGCCTGGCATCTGTGCACTACGGGCGGAACGCCGGGGGTGTGGACATGACCGACGTGATCGCAGGTCAGAGCGTCGCCCTGCTGGGCCAGTTCTTCGATTTCGTCGGCGGCTCCCTCACCGACCTTGATGCCACCCCGACGATCGCGGTCACGTCGATCGCGAGCGGGAGCACGGCGCTCGCCGCGACGACGGGCGGGGTGACGCATCCGGGTCCGGGCTCGTACGGCTACGCCTGGACGCCTGCGAGCACCCTCACCCCAGGCTCGTACCTGGCGCTGTGGGCGGGCACCAAGTCCGGCGGCGCGGTCACCGCGACCGAGACCATCACCGTCATCGCGCCGGCCGCCGCAGACGCCACGAACACCTCGCCCGAAGGCGTCTGGTACGCGACCCGCGAGGAGGTGAAGAACGAACTCGACGTCAAGGAGACCGCGAGGAGCAACGCGCGGATCGACCGTGCTCTGGAGGACGCGAGCCGCCGCGTCGAGGGCCAGTGCAAGCGGCGGTTCTTCCCCGTCGTCGCGACCCGCTTCTTCGACTGGCCGCCCCGCTCCGGCGCCACCCCGTGGATCCTGCGCCTGGACGACAAGGAACTCATCTCCGTGTCGACGCTGGCTTCCGGCGGCGAGGTCATCACAGCCGACGAATACAACTTGGAGCCGGTCAATAGCGGGCCGCCGTTCAACCGGCTCGAAGTGAAGATCTCCACGGATGCTTCGTTCGGCGGCGGCGACACCTACCAGCGCGACATCCAGATCACCGGACTGTGGGGCCACCGCAACACCGAGACCACCACCGGCAGCACCGTCGAAGCCCTCGACGACTCCGAGACAGGCATGGACGTCGACGGCGCCACCTCCGCCGCCATCGGGATCGGGTCGATCGTGCGCGTCGACTCCGAACGGATGATCGTCCGCGAGCGCCGTCAGCTCGACACCGGGCAGACCCTCGGCGGCAGCGGCCTCACCGCGCAGAACAACTCCGTCACCGGCACCGTTCAGGTCGGCGGCAACTTCACTCCGGGCGAGGTCATCCTCGTCGATGCGGAGAAGATGCGCGTCGACGACGTCGCGGGCAACAACCTCGTTCTCACCCGCGCCTGGGACGGCACGACGATCGCCGCCCACACGGTGGGCGCCACCATTTACGCCCCGCGCACCCTCACCGTCACACGGGGCGCGCTCGGCACCACGGCGGCCGCACATGCGAGCAGCAGCCTGGTTGCCCTGTGGATGCCGCCCGGCCCGGTCCGGCAGCTCGTCATCGCCGAGGCGCTGACCGATCTGTTGCAGGGCCGCTCCGGGTACGCGCGTACCGCAGGGTCTGGGGACAGCGAGCGTGAGGCGTCCGGGCGTGGCCTGAAGGATCTCCGCGAGGACGTGTACGGCAGCGAGCTGGCCCGCAAGGGCCGGATGCGGAGCGTGTGACGTGGATGACCTTGAGATCGACGTCAGCACACGAGGGCCCATCTTCAACGGCGTCGCCCAACGCGTCGCTAATGCCTACGTCAACCGCCTCGAACGGAACATCGCCGAGGAAGGCCGAACAATCCTCCTCGAAGAACTGGATCTGGTCCTGAAGACGCAGACGCCGTACTACACCACGCAGATCAAGGTGGAAGACGGACACAAGATCACCGACAGCCGTGTGATCTACGGAGCCTGGCTCGCTGGCGTCGGAAGCAGGAACTACCCGGCCACCAAGTTCAAGGGCTACGACCACTGGCCCCGCACCCGCGAGCGCCTGAACGAGCGCAAGCTGCGCATCGGCGAGCGGCTGCTACGCCAGTACACGGGCAGGATGTGATGCCCCGTGCCTCTTGACCTCCTCACATATCGCGGAACGCACATGTCGCAGGCGCAGGGCCTCGGCCTGTTCGGCAACGTCCTCGGACACGAGCCAGTGTCGGCGCCCGGCTCCGGCCTGACCTACGCGGTGTGGGTCGCGCGCGTCGCGCCGATCCCCGCCGGCTCCGGTGTCGCTGCGGGCACGGGCCGCCTGGAACTGACCGGCCGAGTGTTCATGCCGGCGGACTCAGAGCCGCAGGACGACGTCGACATCGCCGTGACGGGTGCGGTTGACCAGTTGATGACGGCGCTGTTCGCGGACTTCACGCTCGGCGGCACGGTCCGCAACGTCGATGTGCTGGGTGCGCACGGGACGCCGTTGTCGGCGACGTTCGGGTTCACGCGGTTCGACAGCACGACGTACAGGGTGGCCACGCTGACCGTGCCCCTGATCATCAACGACCTGTGGACGGAGGCCCCGTAGTGACAAAGACCAGTGGGCTCGGGGACGGGCTCTACATCCAGGGCTTCAACGCCTCCGGCGACATCCAGCAGCTTGGCCGGATCGGCGGTGGCCCAGCCCTGCTGAACTTCACGGGCATCGACAAGAGCGCATTCGAGCGGCAAGGCGGTCTGCGGGACGGCGCCTTCGAGATGACGACGTTCTTCAACCACGTCCCTGTCACGGGCGGACTGCACGAGAAGCTGTCGGCGCTGCCACGCACCGACGTGATCCTCTCGTACGGGCGGGGCACGGCGCTCGGGGATCCGGCGGCGTCGCTGGTGGGCAAGCAGGTCAACTACGACGCGTCGCGCGGCGACGACGGGATGCTGACATTCGGTGTGTCCGCGCAGGCCAACGGGTTCGGTATCGAGTGGGGGCAGCAGCTCACCGCGGGGATCCGGGCGGATGTTGCGGCGGCGAACGGTACGGGCATCGATACGGCGGCGTCCCTGGCGTTCGGCGGGCAGGCCTACCTCCAGGTGTTCAGCTTCACCGGCACCGACGTGACGGTGAAGGTCCAGGACTCGGCGGACAACGTGACTTTCGCGGACGTTGCCGGGTTCAACTTCACCCAGATCACTGGCGGTGCCCCCCTCTCGGAGCGGATCGCCCTGTCGAACACGGCGACGCTGCGCCGATACCTGCGGGCGAGCACGGTCACCACGGGCGGATTCAGCGCCCTGTCGTTCGCCGTGAACGTCATCAAGAACGAGGCGGCGGGGGTGGTCTTCTAATGGGCAGGATTCAGCCGCTGAGGGGCCCGGAGGCCTACAAGACGTATGAGATGCGGGCCCCGCTGGCTACGCATTTCCGGCCTGCGACCTGCGCTGAGGCGAACTGCACCTACTACCGCGACGGCTTCCAGGTGCGGGTGGAGGGGCTCGCCCCGCGGGTGCTGCACGCGGTGCAGCACTCCGGCCGCAAGTACTCGGTGCAGAAGATCGCTGAGGGTGAGACCTACCTCGCATTCGAGGCGGGCCAGCCGTGCCTCCGGGCGTCGCTGCACCGGGTGCGGATCGAGGACTGGCCGCCGCTGTACGTGGTCCGGGACGGCGACTACCGCGGTAACCCCCGCGGTACGCGGGCCCGGCAGCACCTGAACCCGCAGAACTGGGTCGAGGACTTCGCCACGCACCAGCAGGCGATCGCCGACGAGATCGCGAAGGGGTGACGGCATGTTGACCAGCGACGGCGTGCGGCTGGTGGTCGATGGTGTCGACCTCACGGACGAGTGCAGCGGCTTGGGGTTCGCAACGCCCGCCGCGGTCCACGACATCCCTGTCGAGGCGGGCGCGCGGTCCCGGGTGCTCGGGCCGAAGAGCTTCATCGTCCTGATCTCCAACCCGAGCGACCGGCTGTATGCGCTGGTCGACGGCGGCGAGGTCGTACACGAGGTGAAGGTTATCGCCAACGGCTGCTCGATCACCCACCCCACGCACTTCCACAAGGGGTGGGTCGGGTCCGGCGGCGTCCGCAAGATGTTCGGCTCTCTCGCACCCGACCGGGAGCGCGAAGCCAAGTGGGTTGAGGAGCTGCCCGCTCGGGCCAGCACCAACGGAACGGAAGGGAACTGAGCCATGAGCAAGGCCAGCGGCCTCGGCCAAACAACGCTCTCGGTCGACACGAGCGCGGGCACGCCGACGGACATCAGGAACGACGTCACGAACTGGCAGATGGCCACTCCGCGCGGGGTGCAGGACACCACCGGCGTGGACAAGTCGGCGAACGAGCGGCTGCTGCTCCTCGCGGACATGTCCGTGACGTACAACGGCGTGTTCAACGCGACCGGTTCCCACCTGGTGTTCCGCACCGTGCCGTCGACCAGCGTGGCCCGGACGTGCACGAACACGGTGAACGGGGTCACCCTCGCGGGTGAGCTCCTGTTCTCCGACTACAACCTGTCCCGCTCCGACTCGGGCGAACTCACGTGGAGTGCGCCCGGCGCCCTTGCGGATGGGAATGTCCCTACTTGGTCTTAGGCCCAAGTCACGTCAGATATCCGCTTGTTGACCGATAGGCTATCCAAGTCACCAAGGCTAGGAGGCCAGGTCATGGGCGGAGCATCGTCCGGCAAGTACAACATCAAGTCCTGCGGCAAGGCGCACGCGTGGTGCACCGAATGTCGCCCCGAGATGGCAGCCGCTTTGCGGAAGCCGAAGCCGCCGAGGAAGGAGCACGACAAGCCATGCAGGAACTGCGGCAGTTGCGACGCGTGCCTCGGCCTCACGGCGCCCGAAGGCATGAAGGTCTGCCGACAGTGCAGGGAAACAAAGGCCCTGGCCGCGTTCGCCCGCCGAAACGACACAGGCGGATACCGCAACCAGTGCATGGACTGTCGGAACGGCGGCATGGCCACCGCTCGCTGCGCCGGGTGCAACAAGCAGTTCTCCCGTCACAGCGAGGGGCGCACTCTCTGTGCCTCATGCCGTCCAGCCCTGACCAAGCCATGTGCCACCTGCAGGCAGGAGTTCAGCGGCTCGATGGAGCAGCGCCGGTACTGCTCTCCGGAGTGCCGCGACACGGCGCTGGCAACGCAGCGGCGGGAGGCGCACCGAAAGGTGCGGATGGAGGCCCTCCGGGCGTACGGCGGGGAGACCCCACAGTGCGTGTGCTGCGGCGAGGGGACGCTCCTGTTCCTCGCCCTGGACCACATCAACGGCGGCGGTCACGCGCAGCGCAAGGAGACAGGCGGGGGCGGGTTCTACAACTGGCTACGCCGCCACAATTACCCGGCCGGGTTCCGAGTGCTCTGCCACAACTGCAACTTTGGCCGACAGATCAACGGCGGCACCTGTCCGCACCAGGAGAGATGAGCATGGGCTACAAGCCGAAGCTGAAGACGTACCTCGTCCGATTCGACGAGGGCCACGAGTTCCACGGCGCCGAGGCGCGCCTGAGTGGGATCACCTACGCCGAGTGGGAGCAGATGACCGGCCTCGACGGAGGCGACGGCGACGACACCGGCTCCGCCTCCGTACGCCGGTTCTTCGACCACCTCATCTCGTGGAACCTCGAAGGCGAGGACGACAAGCCGCTGCCGACCACCCTCGACGCGGCGAAGGGCCTCGACCACGACCTCGTGGCCGCGCTGAACAATGCGTGGATCCAGACGTTGACCGGGGTGCATAACGCTGACCCTTTGCCGGAGAGCTCGCCCTCTGGCGGGCCGTCCCTGGTGGAGTCCGTGCCGATGGAAGCGCTGTCGGAGAGCCTGGCGAGCTGACCCGGGCCCGCTACTTGCTCGGGCTGTTGGAGCGGTTCCCGGGCTACACCCTGTCCTCCCTGCTGGCGGAGGACACCGAGCTGATGCGCCTCGTGAAGATCGAGGAGCTTGGCGGCGCACGCGATCGAGGGGAGGTGGACGATGGCTGACGACGTAGTGATCACAGTCCGCGTCAGTGACGCGACCGGCCCCGGCATCACCGCCGTCCGCCGCTCTGTCACCCGGCTCGGG